TCACTGACCAGCACCGGAAGCGTCGCCAGTGCCCTCGGAAGAGAGGACAGAATCAGCGCTCCGCCCTTGTTCTGCCCTCACCAGATCCAGAACACCAGCCGCAGCGTCCCGGATCCGGGCGTCCGCCTTCGGCCACAGGTGCGTGTAGACGTCCAGCGTCGTCGACGCCTTCGCATGCCCCATCGCCGCCTGCACCTCCGACGCCGGCGACCCCGCGGCGATCAATGCGGACGCGTAGAAGTGGCGTAGGTCGTGCCACCCCACTTCCCGCAGACCGTGCGCGGCGATGACTGCCCGCATCACCGAGCCCAGTGACGCCCGGTCGTGCCACACCCGATCCTCCACCGACCTGCTCGTCCCTCGGTAGGGGAAGATGGGGCCGGACCGGTCCGGCTGCGGGTGCTCCCGCAGCTGCTCCGCGATGACGAGGATCGTCTCCTCTGCCACGGGGATCGTCCGGTGTGACTTCTTCGTCTTCGGCACCGGCACCCACCTGGCACCACCCGGTGCGACCTGACCGTTCACCGTGATGGTGCGGCGCAGTGTGTCCACGTCCTGGACCCGAAGCCCGGCGATCTCAGAAATGCGCAGACCGGAGCCGACGACGACCTGCATCATCCGTGCCGCCTCTGGCCGCTTCGGGGTGTCCTTCGTGTGTGGTTGCCGACGGCCATTCTTCTGCCGCGGTGCGGGTTTTCCGTCACGAGTCGCGGTGATCAGGGCGGCTACCTCAGCGACGGTGAGGAGGTCCTGCCGGGATACGGCGCGCTTCGGCGCGGACTTCGGGATCTTCACGACCGGGACGCGGCCGATCATGCCGTCCTCGTGGGCGCGTTTCAGGAGGCCGCAGACCTGTCCGACCATTGTCGCTGCGGTGGACTCCGAGAGAGGCTTCCCCTGCTTCCACGGCCTGCCGCCGGTGAGCTGGTTCCGCCACGCGGTGATGGTGGACGCCCGGATCTTTCCGACTGGTGTGCGGTCGAGGGGCCCGAGGTTGTCGACCAGGGCCTGACGGTTCCTGACAGTGTTCTCTTTCGTTGCTTCGGCCAGCCACTCGCGGGCAATCACGCCGAGGGGTGTGGCGGCATCCTCGGGGGCGATGTAGGTGCCGTGGCGGACGGCGACGGCCTGCTCCTGCTCGAAGGCGATCGCGGCTTTCTCCGTGTCGAAGGATTTGCCGCGTTGCTCGCCGGAGTCGTCGTAGTAGCGGGCGATCCACCGGACTTTCCCGGTCTTCGGCTTGCCTTTGGCTGGTCTGCGCTGGACCACGGTATGATGCTCCTGTCTGAGTTCGCGTTCGGACGTTTTGGCCCCCATCACCCTCGTCCGGTGGTGGGGGCCGTTTTTGCGTATCTACGGGCTACTTCGCTTCGCTGATGTCCAGGCCGACGTTGACTTTCCCCTCTTGGTCGGTGGACTCCACCGAGCAGGTGTACTCGTGGTGGGTGTATCCGCCGAGGCCATTGGGGTTGTCGACCCAGCCGACAACCTGCCAGCCGTCCTTGATTTCGACGAATGCGGTGTCGGTCGCTCCGGAGAACTTCACGTTGTTCGGGTCACTGCTGCGCTCCTTCGCGGCGGCCTCGCACTGTGTCTGTGCGTCCCACTTCCCGACGCCGCTGCCCGTGTCGGTGGTGCTGTCGTCATTGTCGGGGGAGCATGCGGCCACGAGGATGATGATGACGACGAAGACGCCGATGACGGCGCCGAGTATCTTCAGCAGCTTCTTGTCCGTCTTCCTGTTTTTCTCTGCCTTCTCTGCGGAGGGAGCTGGCTGTTGCGGGTAGGGGTTCTGGTCGGTCATGGTCGGTCCTTCTTGAGTGTCATGTTCCGCCACACTCGGATGAGGTGAACGGTGACGCCGAGTTCCGCTGCGAGCGCGCCGGGGTGTGGCCCGACGGTGAGTTCGGCCTGTTTGTAGGTTTCAGCGTCGATAAGGAATGTAGCCGCCCACTCCCAGGCTCGTCTCTCTTGCCTGGCGTAGGTGTGCCGGTCGGGGGTGGGGGTGTCGCCGTGTACGTGGTGTCCGAGTTCGTGGGCGAGAGTGCAGCGGCGGTTCACGGGGCCGAGGTCGGAGCGGAGGGTGATGGTTCCGTCCTTGAGTCGGCGGCCTTTCTCACCGCCGGTGTGCTTGCCGATGGTGATTTGGTGTTCTTCTGCCCACTTCTCGGGGTCTGGCCTAAGGCCCGTCGTTGTAGTCATCGTCTCCCATCTCCGGCTCAGTGTCCGTGGAGTCTGCAACATAGCCTTCGGGGAGGACGTCGGGGGTGGGGTAGATCCCCCGGCCGTTCGATTTTGCAGCGCGTCGGGCGTCGAGTTCATCGACGGGGGTGTCGAACTCTTCGTGTGTGCCGGGGAGCTTCATGCGGCGGAGCACTTCATCGGCGAGGTCTTCTTCGGAGACCTGGCGGAGGGCGGTGATCGGGTCCACGGTCTCCGCCCACTGCTCGTCGAGGTAGTCGGTGTCGACCAGGGCTCGGACGGGCGACTTGCCGTACCCGGTCGCGATCTTGATGACGTTCTCTGCCGAGAACTTCCCCTTCTCCGTCTGGTTGAGGACGGTGCGGTCGGGGACGCCGCTCTTCTTCGCGATCGTCCTGGCGCTGTCGCCACCGGTGGTTTCTGCCAGCCATTCACTGTGTTCCATGCCAGTGACGATACAGGAGAGCCGACAGGTGCGCAACTTTGGCGATAGCTGTGAACAGGCTAGATAAAAAAACTCGCCACATCGCTTGCCAATCTTGCCGACAGGTGCCATACTTGCCACCAGTACGCCAGACCGGCGCACAATGCGCCAAGACGGCGCGGACCCTTTGCCTGTCATTGGAGGTGACATGACACATGGATTACCGGCTTGACCCCCAGGTCCTCGACCTCGCGAAGAGCGTCACCGGATGCCACGGAGACGAAGAGCTGGGACAGAAGCACCTCGGGAAGACCGGGAGCACCGTCCGCAACTACCGGAGCGGGAAGACCAACCCGCCGATCGGAGTGCTGATGGTTCTGCGGAAGCTCACCGGTCGACCCCTCGACCAGATGTTTCTCCCGGTGGCCACCCCCGCCGCCGCTTAACCCACCACAGACATGAAAGGAGGCCCCGGATGTACCCCGGAGCCAACCACCAGGATCATACCTCAGACGACTACGAGTTCGGCCGTTCGTCCGGCCATTACGATGCTGCGACCCGTGCCGGGGTCATGGCCTCGGAGGCCACCGACCCGGCCGTGAGGGCCGCCCTGTTCGCCCTCCGTGACGAGCTGACCGCCCGGGCTGAGCGGATCACCGCCGATGTCCGCGCCGACGACGAGGTGCTGGCATGAGCACGCTGACGAAAGCGCAGGCTGAGGCCCTGTGGGATGGCCTGCGGGAGAATCTTCTGGCCGTGGAGGATGGGATCCGGCAGATCATCGCCACCCGCGCGTGGGAACCGCTCGGTTACGAGTCGTTCGCGGAGTGCTGGCAGGAGCGCCTGTCGGACGTGAAGCTGTCGAAGGAGCTTCGCGCGGTCGTCGTCTACGCGATGTTCGAGGATGACGCGACCCCCACGGATGCGGCCCGCGCTGTTGCGGGCACCGGCGTGGTGGAGGTCCGGGCACTGCACTCCGCATGGTCGCAGGGCATGGACGCCCACGACGCGGCGTTCGTCACCCGGTCGAAGCCGAAGACAAGGCCCACTGCCGGTGCCCCGCGCACCGTTGCGACGACCTTGCAGGCCCCGGAGTATGAGGCATTGCGCGCTGCTGCCTCCGAGTCTGACGCGTCCCTGTCCGAGTATGTGCGGGCGTGTGTGGTGCAGGCCCTGTCGTCGAGGACGTGGGCGGCATGACCATCACTGTGACAGAGAAGCGCTGCCCGAAGTGCGTGGAGACGAAACCGGTGGACGGTTTCTACCGGAACCGGTCGCGCCGTGACGGGCTGAGCGTGTGGTGCAAGGAATGTTTCCGCGCCTACAAGAAGGCCTACGACGAGGCCCACCGGGAAGAACGCCGAGCCAAGGACCGCGCCTACTACGAGGCCCACCGGGAAGAACGCCTCGCCCACTACCGCGCCTACTACGAGGCCCACCGGGAAGAACGCCTCGCCCACTACCGCGCCAATGCCCGGGACCGGTACGCCCTGCTCGGGGACCCGAGGCGAGAGCGGTGGCAGGAGATCACCGCCAAACACGCCACCCGCCGTGGCCGGTGGTCTGAGGCGGAGGACGCGTACCTCACCGCCTCCACTGACCGGGTCGTGGACGACGCCCTCGCACTCAAACGCACCTACATGTCGGTCGATGCGCGCCTCCGCGACCTCCGTCGTCGTGGTGTGACCCTCGCCCGAGACAGGGTACTGGCCGCCTAGGCCCGCGCACCGGCTAGGCCGCCCCCGCGTCATGGCGGGGAGTGCGCACACGGTCACCGGAATGCCGGCTGACCTCGATGTTTGAGAACTCAATAGTGCATAGCGCCAGGCAGGTACATGCTGTCCGTGGCCCAGCGAGCGTGTCAGGAAAGACGGCAGACCCGTCGAGTAGATCGCCTTTGACCTGGATCCCATGGACAGACGACGGAACCCCCACAGCCCTCGCAAGGTGTGGGGAGGTAGCGACTGGCGCGGATACAAATCAGGCCCCACCGCAGATGAGTCTGCCACCCGCGTCACGGCGGAGTGGGGCACCGGGTCGCCAGATGCGACCCCCGGGGGCGGGACGAACAGAGCTCAGCTCATGGTGCCGTCACAAGTCCGGTCCACGACCCGCTTCGAACACGGAGAGACCGGCACTGCCGCCCCCACACATAGCCAACGCCGCCCGATCCCTGCCAGGACCTACCGGGCGGCGTCACTGACCCACCATGAAAGGAAAGGCCATGACACACACACTACCGCCGATGCTCACCATCCCGGAAGCATCCGCCCTCCTCCGCCGCCCACCGTCCACCATGCACGACCAGATAAAGCACGGGCGTTTCGACCTGCCGTGCTCGGATCATCCGCGCCGGGTGCAGACCCGGGCCGTCCTCGACCTGACGGGCCTGTCGGAGCAGGAGGCACGGGACATCCTCGACGAAGCACTGGGGGCAGCAGCGTGACCCCGGAAGAGCAGTTGATGAAGTCCATGGTCGACCACCCTGCCGGTACTGGTCGTCATCGTCGGCAGCCGACACCGGTGGACTGCCTCGGACCCACCCGCAGTGAGCCCGCGCCGGGCACCGCGTTCGACGCGGTTGGCCTCATCCTCGCCATCTTCGCCGCAATCGCACTGGTCGCCGTCGCCGGCGTGATCGGAGGACACCTTGCCGGCCCGGCCGGCGCGATCATCGCCGCCGCCATCACCACTGTCAGCCTCACCGCATTCATCCGACAGGAAACACGATGAACCTGCCTTCGTCGCGCCGGGATCTTGCGGTCCTGGTCCGCCACCACATCGACCCCGAATCAGACGCGCACACCCGCCTGGACCCCACCGCCGAAGCGCTCGAGTCCGCCGGGTTCATCCGCTGGACCGGCGCACCCCGCCGCCCCGGATGGGCACCCACCGAAACCGGAACCGAACTCATCAAGGAGACATCATGACCATCACGATCAAGCCCCACGGCGTCCGCGCTGACATCACCGTCGACAGCATGGAGGAGGCGCGCACAGTGCTCCGTGAACTCACCCCAAGCTCCGTCGGTGTCTTCGCTCCCGCGACGGTGACTCACAACATTGAGTTCACACCAGACTCGGAGGGCAAACTCCCGGAGTCAGTCACTGTGTGGCCCAACCCGCATATCGAGAATTCCAGTGCCCCAGTCGAAGACATCGACGACATGACGAGCCCGGCCCGCCGCATCAAGTCCTGGACCACGGGCGAGGAGTACATCCTCAAGACGAAGACCCGGGCAGGCCTGAACTGCCGTCAGATCGGTGACATCCTCGGACGGTCTGATTCCTCCGTGCGGAACAAACTCCACGCGCTCGAGGCGGAACGCGCACGCCTGAACCTCACCCCGATCCGGGTGAGCAAGTGACCACCGACCCTCACATCATCGCCGCGCAGATCATCGGCCGCGGCTACTACCACGGGGCAGTCCTCAAGTCTGTTGCGGGGAAGCGCAGCTACGACCTGGACGTGTCCGCCAGGTGCCGCAGGGCGGGCGAGCGGTTCCTCCGTGCTGCCAGGGACGCTGCGAAAGACATGGACCAGACCGCCCTGTGGTCGCACGTGGATTATGCGGCGTCGCGGGGTAACGCGGTGTCGACGAAGAAGCAGGTGGCTGACCTTGTCGCCACGATCACAGACCACCGAAAGGAGCAGGGACGATGAGTTTCACCAGACTCCCGTCAGAGACAGAAGAGGAATGGCTCGAGCAACGCCGCGAATACATCACCGCGACGGAGATCGCCCGGCTGGCAGCCAGCCCCGCGGAGTGGAAGAAGATCCGCGACGAGAAGAAGCACGGCTCAGACTTCCACGGCAACCGGGTGACACGGTGGGGGCATGTGCGCGAACCGGAGATCGGGAAGTTCATCCACATGTTCGAGGACTCCCGACTGGTAGGGAACACCGACCTGTGTGTCCTCGACGGGACGCGGATCGCCGCAACCCCGGACATGCTCCCGGAGGACCTCAGTGAAGAGTGTGAGGTTATCGGGGAGATTAAGACCGCCGGGAAGCAGCTGGTCCCCGACCACATTCCGCAGAAGTACGTCGATCAGGTGCAGGTGCAGCTGATGGTCACCGGCGCTGACGCGTGCGTCTTCGCCTGCGAAGCCCGGGGTGAGGACGAGTTCGGGGAGTTCTTCCCGGACGGTCTGCCGAAGACGACGATCATCCTCCCGGACCTCGACCGGCAGGCATTCCTGCGGGACATCGCTGAGCGGTTCCTCGCCGGCGAAGACCCGACCGGGCCGACACCCGCCGAACTTGAGTCCCTGGCCTTGTCCGTCCTCGACATGCAGGAAGACGTGAAAGACCTGCAGAGGCAGATCAAGGAGGCGAAGGACCGGATCCGGGAAGCAGTGGGGGACGAGCCGGGCACGTTCCCGTGCGGGGTGGCGAACGTGATCGTCACCGCGGACACGAAGTCCACGGGCGTGGACTTGAAAGCGTTGCGCGAGGAGCACCCGGACATCGTGGCCCTGTACCCGAAGATCACTCCGGTGAGGGGTGCCGTGAAGGTACTGCCGGTGAAGCAGGAGGAGCCAGCGGCATGAGCGTCCACGAGACGATGATCGAGGTGGCCCGTGAGGTCACCGGCCTGGCGAAGCGGGATCGCAATGAGGGGCAGCGGTTCATGTTCCGTGGCATCGATGCGGTGATGAACGCGTTCGGCCCGGCGATGCGAACGCATGGCCTAATGGCGTTGCCGACGGTGGAGGACATCACGGTCACTGAGAAGACCTCGAACCGGGGTGCTGTGATGCAGCTGGTCCGGGTGAAGATGCGCCTTACTTTCGTCAATGCGGAGGGTGAGACGGATGACCGGACGGTCGTGTGGGGGGAGGCGATGGACTCCGGGGATAAGGCCACGGCGAAGGCGCACAGTGTGGCGTTGCGGACGGCGTACCTGCAGGCGTTCTGTCTGCCGACTGATGAGCGTGACCCGGACGCTGACTCTTACGAGATCAGCCCGGAGCAGCAGGAGCGGGACCGTGCCGAGTGGTCGGCGCGGATCGCTGCCGCGCAGTCGGTGGAGGACTGCCGGAAGTTGTGGGCGGGTGCTCAGCAGGTCGGTCTGACTGCTGAGATCACGGCCCGTGTCGCGGAGCTGAAGGCAGGTGAGTCCGGTGACTGAGCCGGTGAACCCGGTGCTGATCGAGAACCATATCCGCGAGTTGGTGACCAGGATCGCCAACGGGATCCGGGTGTGTTCGGACCGGTACGCGGCGTTTCAGTCCGCGGACCGGGAGTTCGATCGGGCGTTCGCGTCGGCTTATCTGGCTGCTGAGGGGTCGATCAAGGACAAGGAGGCCACGGCGAAGTTGGAGACGATGTCGGAGCGTGAGGCGCGGGATGTGGCTGAGGCTGCTCACCGGCACGCGGATCGGTTGGCGAAGGCGCTCGAGTTGGAGCTTCGGGCGTGGCAGTCCATCAGTGCATCGTTCCGGGCGATGTATGGGGCGGCGGGTAGTGCTCATGGGTAGTGCGAAGCGTATGCCCCGGGCGGTTGCTGACGCGATCGCGTCGCGGGCAGGGGACTGGTGTGAAGCCATGATCCCGACGGTTTGTGTCGGTCCGCCACAACAGATCCACCACCGCCAGATGCGTTCACAGGGCGGTGAGCACACCATCGAGAACGGGATTTTTCTGTGTCACGCCTGCCACGCCTGGGTTCACGCTCACCCGAAGTGGGCGTACCGGGCTGAACTGCTCGTGCACGGGTGGGAGGAGCCGCGCTTCCCGCCAGTGTTCTACCGGGGCCGCATGACACAACGAGAGGAGTAAGCCAGTGGCGACGATCAAGCAGGGGCCCGCCCCTGAGGACCACTACGCGATGATCCCCAACGCGTTCGCCCGGTCCTCGACCATCCCCTCCAGGGCGAAGACGGTGTACCTGTACATCCGCTCTCACCGCACCGGATGGTCGCTGAGCACCGACCGGATAGCAGATGCTCTGGGGATGAGCCCCACGACCATCAAGGCTGCGATCCGAGACCTTGAGCAGTCCGGGTGGGTCACCCGCACTCAGGTTCACGGCGACGGGGGGATGTTCGGGAACTGCGAGTACACGGTCCATTCGATGCCGGTTGACCGTGGGACAGATTCTGTACCGCGGACCGTGGGACAGAAAACCGCCGGCGGTTTAACCGCCAGCGGTAAATCTGACCCCCATAAGAAAACTATTCCTTCTAAGAAGACCAAGGGAGAAGAAGACCAACCCCCTGTAGTCCCCCAGGGGGACAAGCCGAAGAGACGGAAGCCCCGGCACCCGATCACCGAGGACTGGACGCCACGCCCAGACGTTGTCCAGCAGATGGCCGAAGAATGCCCCGGCGTTGACCAAGCGCATGAGCTCGCTCAGATGCGGGATCACTTCCTTGCCAGTGCGGGTACGTCGACCGATTGGAACCTGAACTACCGGAAGTGGGTTCGCAATGCTGCGAAGTGGGGGCGCGGGGGACAGCAGCAAGGCCGGAAGGCTGATCAGATCATCCAGGCTGTCGTCGGCCTGGACCAAGACCGACAGGAGGGGAGAGAGCTCGCATGGTGAGTGACTTCGCTGTGAGGATCGCGGGCACTGCCCTGGCGAAAGCCGCGGAGCTCAGGCCCGCGTCCGTGCAAAACAACGCCTCAGATCGTCAGGTGATCCTGGCGTGGGCTGAGGCAGTCGAAATGATGAACGCGCCGCAGATCATTGAGGTGTGGGCTGAGGCGGTGACGTGGTGGTCGTTGAACGCGCCGACGACGGAGATGTTCACGCCGTACGCACTGCGGCACGCGGTGCTGCAAACGGTGGAGCGGTGGGAGCGTGATACTGATCGTCGGCATGAACTTGAGCAGTACCGCTACGACCGACTCTGTGAGCGTGTGAGGCGGGGAGAACTGCCCCCGGGCACGGAGGTTGGACATGAGCCCCAACTCGTGCGAGAAGCCCGACCTGACGCGATTTCCGCCCCGCCCGGAGCCGTGAAGCAGATCTCCGGGTGGCGTGACCGGATGCGGGCAGTCAATGAATGACGGAATGCCCCACGCCGCCGACAGCGAACGCGCACTCCTCGGAGCGATGCTCTCATCCAAAGCAGCGGTCGCCGCCGCCGCTGATCGGATCAATGCCGCAGACTTCTACATCCCCGCCCATGCCACGATCTTCACCGCTGTCCTGAACGCGTGGGCAGGAGGAGTGGACGGCGACCCAGTGGCAGTCGGAGGGGAACTCGATGACCACGGGCAGCTCGAACAGGTTGGCGGGCTCATGGCACTGTTTGAACTCGTTCAGCAGGCCGCCCCCGCCGGGTCGATCTCGTGGCATGTCAAGCGAGTCACTGACGCAGCAGTCCTGCGCCGCCTGTATCACGCTGGTACGGAGATCGTGCAACTGGCGAACACTGCCACACCCGCGTCATCTGGGGATGCTGTGCACCGGGCGCAGGAAGCCTTGGCAGAAGTGCCGAACGATTCGTCATCTTCGACCCGCGCAATTGGAGATGTTCTGCCGGAGGTGATGGACGATCTTGATGCTGCTGAGAACGGGGAGTCGGCCGGTAAGGATCCTGTTTCCACCGGTTTCATGGATCTTGACAGGTTGATGAACGGTGGGCTCCGGCCAGGGCAGATGATCATCGTCGGCGCCCGACCGGGCTGCGGTAAGACAACCGTGTGCCTCGACATGATGCGCCACGCTGCGATCCGGGAGGGCAAGACAGCGCTGATGTTCAGCCTGGAGATGTCCACTGCGGAGGTATCGCAGCGGGTCTTGTCCGCAGAGTCTGGGGTTCCGTTCGTTCGGATGCAGCGCAATGAGCTCACCGCGGATGACTGGCGGGCGATGACAGAAACGGTGCAGCGCATCGAACGGGCACCGCTGCTGATCAGTGATGACCCGCAGATGACGATGACGAGCATCCAGGCGAAGGCCCGCCGCCTGTCCCAGCAGCACGACCTCGGTCTGATCGTCGTGGACTACCTGCAGTTGCTCACCGCGGGCGGGAAGACGGAGAGCCGGCAGCAGGAGGTGTCGGGGTTCTCCAGACAGTTGAAGCTGATGGCGAAGGATCTCGGTGTGCCGGTGGTCGCCGCAGCGCAGTTGAACCGTGGTGTGGAAGGCCGTGGTGATGAGGCGAAGCCGCGACTGTCGGACCTTCGGGAGTCGGGATCGTTGGAGCAAGACGCGGACATTGTGATGTTCATCGACCGTCCGGATGCGAAAGACCCGGGTCATGCTCGGGCGGGCGAGGCAGATCTGATCGTGGCGAAGCACCGTGGTGGGAACACCGGGACGGTGACGCTGGCGTCTCGCTTGGCAGTGTGCCAGTTCAGCAATTTCAGTAAGCGGTAGAACCAATCAATCACCCCGGTATTAGGCCGGGGAAGGAAGGAGCCTGACATGCGTGTCGAGCTTGAGAACGTGAAGGTCGCCGTCCCGAAGTCGGGGCCGAACGCCGGACAGCCGGTCGTGATGAAGACCGCGAAGTCGTCCGGCAACCAGTACGCCGAGTTCACCGTGATGGAGTCCTCGTCGAGGAAGGATCAGGCCGGCCAGTGGGAGAACGGGCCGACGATTTTCATCAGGTGTCGGGTCCACGGTTACGCCGCACAGGACGTGTACGCGGCGTTGATGGGTGGTGTGGACCGGGTGGATGTGAAGGGGGATCTGGAGCATTTCCTGTGGCAGTCGCAGCAGGGGCCGAAGGACACGTGGGACATTGGGTTTGCGAGGGTGTCTTTGCCGGTGCCGAGGACGCAGCAGCAGTCGCAGGGCGGGGGTTGGTCTGGTGGGGGATCGCAGCCGGCGCAGCAGGGGGCGTGGGATTCGGCACCGCAGGGCGGTTTCGACGTGCAGGGCTCCGAACCGCCTTTCTGATGGGAAGTGACCGTTAGCGGCTCCCAACCCCCACACCCCTCACAACTCCCCACGTTCACCATGACCGGCCCGCAGCGCAACGCTGGGGCCGTTTTTCACGCCATCCAGAAGGACCACACCATGAGAATCAACTACCAACTCTGCCGACCCGCCTACGCGAGCCTGCACCGGCCGTCGAAAGCACACCCCGACGACGCCGGAATCGACCTCCGCGCAGCCACCACCGGCATCCTCAACCCCGGCGAATGGGCACCCATCCCCACCGGCATCCGCCTCGCACTCCCACGCGGCTGGGAAGCACAGATCCGCCCCCGCTCCGGACTCGCCGCCAACCACGCGGTGACTGTCCTCAACGCCCCGGGCACCGTCGACGCCGGCTTCCGGGGTGAGGTCCGCGCCATCCTCATCAACCACGGGCACGAGCCCTGGTCGTGGGAGGAGGGCGACCGCATCGCCCAACTCGTCGTCAAAGAGGTCCCGCACGTCGTCCTCACCGAAGTAGACGACCTCGACACCACCACCACGCGTGGGAACGCTGGACTCGGCAGCACAGGAGTCCACTGATGGACACACGAATCACCGTCCACTACGACCACCGGACCCGCATGTGGGTGTGCTCCCCACCCGGTTCATGGCCCACCGACTGGCCCACCTGGGACAGGGCCATGGACGAAGCCGCCTGGCACGCATGCATGCTCCGGGACTTCCACCGGCCCCGCAGTCCGCAGGCGCTCCGCCGCCGACTCCGAGCCCTCCAAGCGCAGGGCTACGCCCCCGACTGGATCGCCTCGAGGATCCAGGCCCGTGTCTCTGACGTCATTACCTGGTCCACGGACTCGCGCAGTGTGATCAAATCGCCCACCATCAGCCGCCGAATCGTGCACCTGTACGACTGGGTTGATGAGCACACCGGCGGTCGTATCCGTGACACCGGCCCCACCCCGGAAGCTCTCGCCCGGAACTGGGCCCCGCCCGCCGCATGGGATGACATCGACGACCCGGACGAGCACGCTGTCAGCGGTTTCACCGACAATGCCCGCAACATGGCCCGCCGACGCGTGCCCATTCCCGCTGAGGTCGTCGCCCGGATGGGCGCGGAGATCGCAGCGCACAATCCCCGTGCTGTCGTCCTGGCGGGCAAGCGAGCGAACTACCGGATGGGCGCTGCCACGGTGGCTTCTCGCTTGAAGATGATGATCGAGGCCGTGGAATCTATTGCTGCCGGGCGGATGAAGACGATCGCCGCAGATGACCTGGACCGGCTGATGCTCAAACTCAGCATGACCCCCGAGGCAGCAGCATGATCCCCACGATCGGGTCGATGTTCAGTGGCTATGGGGGCCTGGACATGGCTGTCGAAGCGGTCACCGGCGCCCGACCCGCATGGTTCTGCGAGTGGGATGATGCTCCGTCCCGGATCCTCGCGCACCACTGGCCGCACGTGCCGAACCACCGGGATGTGACTGCCGTGGACTGGGATGCCCTCCCACCAGTCGACATCATCACCGGCGGCTCGCCCTGCCAGGACCTCAGCCTCGCCGGTGCCCGCCGGGGCATGACCGACGGCACCCGCTCCAACCTGTGGGTGTCCATGCGAGAAGCAATCGCTATCATCCGTCCCCGCCTGGTGGTGTGGGAGAACGTGAAAGGGGCACTCAGTGCCGAAGCAATATCGGCGGCCGACGGCGACATGGGACCCGGAACAGGACTTCTGGGTGGAGTCGGAGGACATCTTCGGGCTCTCGGTCGCGTACTCGGAGACCTTGCCACCCTCGGGTATGACGCGAGATGGACAACTCTTCGAGCTTCCGACATCGGAGCCCCGCACCACCGGGAGCGGGTCTTCCTCATTGCTCACCCTGCCGACTCCGACAGCATCCGACGGGAAGCGGAACGACTCGCCGGGGGACCGGCGCCGACGATCCCCGGGGATTACGACAGTGACAACGCATTGGCCTGGCCTGGTGGAGCCACCGACATCATGCGTGACGCCCACAGTAGGTGGGGGGACGCTGCCCCCGCGGTCCTCCGGTGGGCACTGATCCACGGGGAACCACCCCTCCCCACCCGCGACACGGTCACCCACCACGACCCGGACCTGTGGGGCACCCGATTCCCCGAAGCCCGGGCCGAACTCGACCCCGCATGGGCTGAATGGATGATGGGCCTCCCCCCGGGGTGGGTCACCGGGGTGCCCGGCATCACCCGGGCACAACAGCTCAAAGCCATCGGCAACGGCGTCTGCCCCCAACAAGCAGCCGCCGCCCTCCGGCACCTCATCCTCCAGGAGACAGCATGAGTACTTTCCGCGTGTCCGGGGTGCCCGCACCCCAGGGCAGCAAAACCGGGTACATCCGCGGCGGCCGAGTCGTCCTCGTCGAATCATCGAAAAAGGTCAAACCCTGGCGCGTCGCCGTCGCCCAAGCCGCCACCCGAGCACACCTGCACACCGAACCGATCGACGGGCCCGTCGACGTGGGAGTCGAGTTCATCCTCCCCAGGCCCAAGTCCCTGCCGAAGCGGGTCGTGCACATGGTCCGCAAACCGGACCTGGACAAGTTGATCCGCTCCACCCTCGATGCCCTGTCGGGGGTCGCTTACGTCGACGACAACCGGGTCCGTGCGATCACTGCCGTCAAGCGCTACCAGACCCCCGGGGAAACACCCGGGGCCCTCATCACCGTCAAGGAGATTCAATGACCCGCCCCCGTGGCCGCCGGCGCATCACCTGCACCGAATGCGGCAAGGAGACCACCACCCGCCACCCCACGGACACTCGCTGCCTGCCATGCCGGGCAAAGGGCAAGAACCTTGCCGACAGGGTGCCGTTGGCACGCCGGTCGAAGCATGAGCTCGACTCGTGGCTGGCAGCAGGGGGAGCACGATGAACCGGCCGCCGACGGATTGCGGCAAGTGGCGTGTGAACGTGTTCCCGAGCGGGACCATGCAGCTAGATCGAACCGGTAGCTCGCTGTGCTTCCAGATCACAGACGAAGACATTGAAGATCTCCTGTGCGTCCTGAGTGACCTGCAAGCGTTCAGGTGGGCCGAGGAACAGCGCTCGCGGGGTGCACGATGACCGATCCCGTCCACGACATCGTCCCCGAACCCCGCGACTTCCTGGTCCGCTTCGAAGTGCCCGTGTGCTGCCTGCACCGTGACGACGCCGTCACCTGCGCACTCCAGACCATCAACGACGACCACCTGCTGGAAGTGATCGAACAATGACCCGCCCACACTTCCGCCCGCAGCCTGTCCGCCGGCCCCGCTCGTGGCGTGCCCGGATCGCCCGCTGGCTCACCGGACACCCACGACACAGCACGTATCAGACCTGGAGGTACTGACATGACGAACCCCAGCCTCTTCGACCAGCCAGACACCATCACCGTCGGGCACATCGCCGCGCTTTGGCGCAGGCACGGCTGCTTCGCGCAAGACCCCCAGGAGATCATCGACAAGGCGGCGCGGCTCGCTAACATCGACCCGCACGCGGCGGCCGAACTCATTGCAGACCATGACCCGCGTGTCATCACCCACGAGAACATCCCACAGTGCGCCGGCACGTCATCGTCGAAGAGCCGAGAAGACACTGTGCGGTCACTCGAGGAAGCGCTCGAGGATTCCGCAAGCATTCCACGGCTCTACCCGGAGCCAACCCTGGAGGACTGTATCCGCCTGTCGCAGGACCTCGAGAGTGAGGCTGGGAGGAGCTTGGCGTGGCTGCTGAACCGGTGGCCTCATGAGCGTCGAGTGTCGCAGGCTCCCGCGCTCGGCGTCCGTGACCCAGATGCGGCTGGTTCCACCTGCCTGCACATTGGCGCAGGAGTGGTTGACCGGGTGAGCACGATCTCAGTGTGGCCGTGGGCGGAGAAGGAGTCCGTTTCGGTCGGGGGTGTCACTTCGGAGCAGCTGCTAGCGGCTGGCAGGTGGTTCCTCGGGAGGGCATCGGACATGACCATCGCAGCCGCCACCTACGCCGAGGAGCGCACCGATGACCAGTGAGAAGCGACTGCGGGAAATCGTCGCTAGAGAGGCCACTCTCCGCCTGCCAGCCTTCGACATCCTGTGTGACAAGTACCCGGACCTTACGGGCGCTGACTGGGACAGGGTCTACGACCTGCTCCGCACCTATCCGATCCTTGCCTTGCCCGTCCCGGACGAGAAGGGCCGATTCTTCCCGGAACACGACATTAACTACGAATACGTACGCCGTTGTGTGACCGACGATCGGTATATCCGGTTCGACTTAGGGCTTGGCTTTATTATCTTGACCCGTGCCGAGGCTTTGGAGCTCGCCGGGATTCTCACCGCCGCCGCAATGGAGGAAGCATGAGCAACGCAGAGATCGTGATCGTCCTCGCCGTCGGGTTGCTCGCACTCCTCGCCGTCGCGTGGTGTGTGGGAACCGGGCGGAGACTCGACGAGATGGAGACGAAAGAGGACGCGCTCAATACTGCCAGCTTCGAAGCCCGTCGTCTCGAAGAAGCGCTAAACGCGGTCTATAGAAGCATGGAAATTGATCGCAGGATTTACGACGAAGCGCTCGGACTTAAAAGGCCAATAACCGGCCTAATGCCCGCACTTGATCTGCCTGACGTGACACGCGTGTGCGTTGTGACAGAGAAAGAGCGCCGCGTACTCGACCATCGGGACGCCTACCCCAACGGTTGTGAAGTCCACATCCAAGACGAAGGTCGAACCATCAAAATCCTTCCCCGACAGGAGACCACCAATGACTGACATCACCGACCCGCAGGCTAAGTTCCTGACTGCGTTCGCGAGAGGGGTGGCAGCCCGCCCCGGGAGTTACAGCGACGACCTCGTAGAATCCGCTAAGGCCGTTCTCGCCACCGTGGACGACCCGGCCTCCACACTCGTGGGAGAGCTGCGGGGGTGGGAGAGAATCTTCCGCGATGAAGGCAGGTCTGTAGATGCGAGATCGATGCAGGACCTTGCCGTCCTCGCCGAGCAGGTCGAGCAGGAACGGGACGAAGCCCGTGCTGCTGCCAAGACCTGGCAGGAGCAGGACGAGAATGACTGCGAAATGTACTCGGAAGATGTCGCAGATCTCCTCGTCACTCTTGCCGAGACCCGCGCCGAGGTGGAACGGTGGAAGAAGGCAGAGCGTGAAGCGAGCGAAGAACGCGATGACGCCGAAGCTGAGGTGGAGCAGCTGAGAGCAGCCCGCGAACGGCTAAACGCCGAGGTGGAACGACTCACCGCTGAGCAGGCTTACTGGAAGGAGTACGCGCTCGAACGACAGCGCGTGGTAGAACGGCTCGTCGCCGGAGGAAACGCGGCAACTATTGCATCCGAGGCAAATGTTGCCCCTGACCAGCAGGCGAACCCCGACCCTGCCGACGTACCGTCCGGGGAACCGTGGATCGTGGAGGTTGACGGAGAACGGCGGACTGCCGTGAGGGCCGCGCAGTACCACAGGCCTTGGAGCACTTTCAGAGAAGCCGGATCCGTGGTCTTTGAGAAAGACCCCGAAATCACCCTGGTGTCTCGCTTTGTCCCGGCCCCGCGTGTCATCACCGACTCCGAGGAGCTCGAGCAGCTCGCCGCAACCAGCATCATCCGCGATGGCCGCGGCTGGCCCGGAGGAATCACCGACCAGGGTGTGACCATGATCAACGGGGCCTGCCTCAGCGACGAAGAAGTCCTCAGCCACGGCCCCGTCACTGTCCTGTGGGAGGCAGAGTCATGAGAGACTTCCTCACCGCCGACCTGCACATGGGACACGAAGCCGTCGCGAAACTCCGCGGCTTCACCACCTCCGAAGAACACGACCAGACCGTGTGGGACCACATCCGGAACACCGTTCCCCACGATTCTCGACTGTGGGTCCTCGGAGACCTCGTATCCGGGTGGGACACCCCGGAGCGAGAGATCGAAACAATCCGCAGTTTCGCCGAACGCCTCGACGAGTGCGGGATCGAACTTCACGTCATCACCGGGAATCATGACTGCGTCAACCCGTCCCGGTCGAAAGCGGCCCGACACCTATGGAGCTACAGCCGAGTCGTCGACAGTGTCGCATCGACCGGGACGATGAAGATCGCCGGCCACCGGTGCATCCTCTCGCACTACCCGTACGAGGGCGATCACAAAGCCGAGGACCGGGACGTGCAGTGGCGACCCCGGGACCTCGGGGAGCCGATCATCCACGGGCACACACACGCGACCGACCCCGTGTCCTGGTCGTCGACGGGGACACTCCAGCTGTGCGTCAGCCTCGACGCCTGGGACCTCCACCCCGTCCCGAAAGACGCCCTCGCGTACATCATCGGCCGCCACCGCACGGCCCGGGAAGAGACCGAAGAATGAAACGGCCAAGCCCGGACACCATCATGAGCTACCTGACCACCGTCGCCCTGTTGATGTCACTCGCCCAGATCATCAATGGAAGTGAGGACATCGCCCACGGAATCATCTTCGGGGGCATCCTCTTCATCTCCGCAGCTGTCCGTGGAGCACAGGTGGAACGGAACAGTGGGGTCTACGCAAAGTTCATGACAGACATGACGAGGACCAAGGAGGCGGAGGAATGACACACTCGCCAACCACCACAGCCCCGCCACCGTGCGGGGCTTCACTCATTCAGGAGGAAAAATGATCAAGGGACACATCACCAGAATCATGGAAAGCTCAAGCGTCCGAATCAACAGCGCCGTTCCAGTCATCGCCAGCGTGGAACTCACCGTAGATATCAGCGCCGACAACCTCTCCCACATTGACATCAGCCGACCGGTCACCATCACCCAGGAGGCAGACCAGTGATCCCAGGACAGTTCGGTATCAGCCCCGAAGACGAAGCCAGATCAGAACAGCGCGTATTCACCGCCGTGTTCTCCACCGCGGTCGCCGGCTTCTACCACGGTCTCCGGGAGGAGAACATGGACCGGCATGACGCCCTGGACCTCACCGGACGGTTCATCCACACCATGCTCACCAAGGACCAGAAATGACCGAGGACGAATCGCTCATGAGGCTCACCCCCATTGCAATGAGCTTGGCCCGCGTGAGGCAGTCCGCTTCGCGACACATGGTGGCGAGAGCGGCCGACGAAATCGTCCAAGCTGCCCTAAACCCGAGGACATGCCCTGCGGATTGGCCTGAAGACGTGCAGGAATCCGCTCGCCGAGCGCACCACCGTATCTCCAGACGTGCTGAGCGAGCTCTTCTGGGAGGGGCACAGTGAGACCGAAGACCTACATGACCATCACCGAGATCCGAGACGCACTCACCGACATTATCGACGGCATGACCCCAGACGACAGAAGGCGAGAATGCTCACTCATCTGCGGCGGCAGACCGATCAGGGACATCGTCCTGGTGGAGGAATCCATCTGGTCAGGGGACAGCACCGGCGGATCAACCCACGTGGAGGGACGATGACCACTGAGCCCGAAGCCCACGCTTTCCTCACCGACCTGCACCGCCTCGCCCAAGCCCTCGACCAAGCAGTCCTCGACTCCGGCATGCCCGCCCCCTCAGGCGACAACGCCGGATGCGCACCCGTCGGACCGAAATCGAAACTGCCCTGCTCCACCAACCTCATCGACCAGCAGGCGGATCTCACCGCCCGCGTCCAACCGATCTGCGCGAACCTCGCCATGGACCTCACCATCCACGGCCGCCCGTTCGGAGCACCGGACCTCGCCCCATGGGTCGCATGGCTCCGCCGGCACCGTGTCGACCTCATCGCCCGGGACTGGTGGACCGACTCCGAGGACGAACTCCGCCGCGTCCACCGCGAACTCGCAGACCAGTTCGAACCACCAGAACCCGACCGGCCGAAACTGCCCGACTTCGCCACCATCGAAGAGCTCGCCACCGCCACCGGGAAGTCAGTGCAGGCGATGTACAAGTGGTGCCAGCGCAACCGAGTGGAGCACTTCACGATCGGTGGGGTGAAGCACTTCAAGACGAGCACGGTTATCGACCACTAGACCGAATGTCCAAATGTGTGGTAGGCTTACGCCTGAGCGATCCGCGACCCCGGGCGTCTTTCCCCACAAGGGAGGCGCACCGGGGTTTTCGCATGCGCTCATCCCGGCTGGTCTGTCCGGGAGGTGACACGCTCGGGGGCTCGTCGCGTCACCAGTCATGGTGGAACACCCCGGGACAGGGCAGTGGCCATTCACACCCTGCCCCGGGCACACCACACACGGGTCGTGATCCGGCGATCACCGCAGCAGCCCCACCCGGGCACAAGGCACACCCCTCCACACGCCGCCCGCTGCGCAGCCTGGACCAACACCAGGACGACCCACCACGCTCTCGAACACTCGAGGGCACCCTGACCGCACCGCCGACTACTGTCACACCGCCGGGGCAACACCGCCCCGCACAACAGACAGGAGCGCCTATGGCGAAGATCAACAAGAAAGCGATCGAGGATGCGTTCGGAGGAATCGGCGGAGACATCCCACTGGGAAAGACCCCCGAGGAAACCGCGAAGGCGATCGCCGACAACCTGAAGAGCTCAGGTGTGAATCCGGATATGAACGCGATCCGGCAAGTCGCCCGAGACGCGCACAAGCGTAAGTAGTGGCGCCGCAAGCCCCTCCACTCTCACCAGAGTGCGAGGGGCTTCGTCATGCCCAGCTCACCCGACCGCATGGGAGGTGACCAACGATGGCACACCGCACCACCACCCAAGCCGGACTCGGATGGACCCACCAACAAACCAGAGACCGCCTCCTCCGACGCCTCAAACCCGGAGACACCTGCTGGTGGTGCGGACGCCCCATGGACCGAACCCACGCACTCGACGCAGACCATTCCACCAGCCGCTCCCACGGAGGACAACACGCAGACCGCCTCCTCCACGCACGCTGCAACCGCCAACGCGGCACCGGAGACCAAGACAACCGCAGACCAGCCCTCCACACACCCAACACCCTCCCCGCCCTCCCCATACGACTCACCACAGGAGAGGACGACCCCCGATGGCCCCCACCACCCACACCAGGGCCCGACACCACCTTCGACTGGGGAAACGTCAGCGTCTCATAACGTGAGACACCCGCCCCCCGAAAATCCTGGAGGCATGCCATCCTGACCCCGCCGCTTCTGGTGCAGTCAGGATTTTTTTACGCGGGGCCGAAAACCTACGGCAACCAGCGATAGGAGGCCCCTATGAGCGACCCGTTGGAGGAGTGGTTCGCCACCGAAACGTTCGAGGCAGGCGGGCGGGCACTCTTCGACGGCCTGCAGGACGCCCGGGATCCCGCTGATGTGCACGCCCTGGTGGTGGAGGCGTGCCGTGTACAGGACCGGTTGGACCGTCTGCACCGTCTCTCGTCCCGCGATGACGACACGTGGGGGCGGATTCTGCCGACCCCGGACAACCCGGGCGAGTTCGTGCTGAGGCTTGGCCCCCTGCTGCAGGAGCAGCGGCAGACGGAGGTGGTCTTCAAGCAGTTGACCGCGGAGATCTGGCGGAGGAGGTCGGCTTATGACGACGATGACGCTGACGAAGAGGGAGGACTGGCAGACCTCTGAGGACTTCCCGACACTGTCGGGGAAGCAGACACCGCTGAATCTTCGTGAGGCCCCGGGGGATCATGAGCACGGGCGGAAGAACATTGAGTTGTCGCGGCGTTCTGGGGTGAAACCGATGCCGTGGCAGGAGCATGAGATGAATGCGATCAATGCGACGGGCCCGGATGGCCGGTGGGTTCATTCGGATGCGGTGCTGATCTGTCCGCGACAGAACGGGAAGTCGCTGATCGTGGCGCTGGTCGTGATCTACCGCATCTTCGTCCTGGGGCAGAATGTCCTGTTCACTGCGCAGCAGTGGGAGACGGCTAAGGAGCTGTGGGAGCAGACGTGGAAGATCGTGAAGGGGCGGAAGTTCCTCATGAAGCTGCACCTGTCGCACACGTGTTCTCAGGGTCGGGGGACGATCTTCCTGTCCAATGGTGGCCGAGTGGTGTTCACCACCCGGTCGCAGGATGCGGGTCGTGGTCTGACGAAGGTTGACCTGCTGATCTACGACGAGGCGTACAACCTGACGGCCGCGGAGATCGCGGCACTGTCGTTCCTGTCTCAGGCTGCCGAGGATCCGCAGGTCTTCTACATGTCCTCGGCGGTGCACCGGGATTTCCCGCAGCACCAGAAGGGGCAGGAGCTGTCCGCGATGCGCGCCCAGGCTCTCGCCCAGGAGCCCGATGCTGAGGACCCGATCTATCTGTCCGAGTACGCCGCACCGGAGGACATGGACCCGGAGGATGAGTTGACGTGGCGGACCGGGAATCCGAGCTACGGGGTCATCTCGAATGCGAAGAAGATGCGGAAGATCATGCGCCGCATGAACACTGAGATTGGTCGGATGAACTTCGGGGTCGAGGCTCTGGGGTGGGGGTCCTGGTTCGATGAGAACGCGGGGGATGAGCACGAGCCGGTCATCGCCGATGAGGTGATGGACGAGGTGATGTCTGATCGCCCGGTGACCATGTCGCACAATGTGATTGCGGTGGACGCGTCTCCGGACCGGTCAGCAGTGTCGATCGCTGCCGGGGGTCGGACTGCTGACGGGGTGCATGGTCTTGTGGGCTGGCGTGGTGGGATGTCTGCCCCGGAGGTTGTTGCCGCGGTTCTGGGAGCGGTGGGGGAGAAGACCCAGGCAGTGTTGATTGACCCGAAGTCCGCGGCGGGCGTGTTCATTGACCCGCTGGAGCGGGCGGGGTTGGAGGTCACGCGACTGAAGTGGTCGGAGGTGACGGCGGCGTGCGCGGCTTTCCTGCAGGGTGTCGATGATCGCCAGTACTCCCTGTCGGATGATGCGAAGCTTCGCGAGTCGGTGGTGGTGGCGACGTTGCGTGAGGCGAAGGAGGGCGGTGTCGCGTGGGAGCGGTTCTCGGGGGAGATCAGTGACCTGGTGGCGGTGTCCTTGGCGATGTGGGGTGTGCAGCAGTTCGCGCCCCTGCCGAAGAAGGTGAGGCGCGGGGGAATGTCCCTGGAGGTTGAGGCCACAGGGTCCCGGCTCGCGTCGATGAAGTTCTGAGGAGGTGCCTGTGGCTGAGCTTGGTCATGCGGTGTTCGATGCTACGGCTCGGACGGCGGAGACGAACTGGGAGCTGAAGTGGCCGTATTCGCTTCGCCCGTATTCGCGGATGGCCCGGGAGGATTCTCAGGTCCGGTCGGTGTTGAAGGCGGTGAAGCTGCCGATACAGCGGACGACGTGGCGGGTCGATCCTCATGGTGCTGATCCTGAGGTTGTTCAGGCGGTGGCGGAGGATCTGCGGTTGCCGATCATCGGGGATGACGATTTCGATCCTGCTGCCCGTACTGGTGGTCATGCTTCGTGGTCGGAGCACCTGCACTGGTTGTTGAAGGAGCTGGACTTCGGGCATGCGTTTTTCGAGATCGTGTTCCGCTTCGATGAGGTGTCGGGGCGGGATCGGTTGCACAAGATCGCGTACCGGCCGCCGGAGACGATCACGGCGATCAACGTTGCCGATGATGGGGGCCTGGAGTCGATCGAGCAGGCGCCGCCACCGGGGAGCCGGAAGGGTGTTCGGAAGATTGTTCTGCCGGTGTCGAACCTCATCGCGTACATCAACGACCCGGAGGACACGTCGTGGACTGGGTCGAGTGTTCTGCGGGCCGCGTACAAGCACTGGGTGTACAAGGACAGTTTCCTCCGCCTGGAGGCTGACATCCTGGACCGTAACGGTATGGGAATCCCGGTGCTCTACGCATCCTCCGACGTGTCGGATGAGGAGGTGGAGCGGAATCAGCGGATCGCGTCGAACATCCGTGCTGGCAAGACCGCGGGGGTGTCCCTGCGGTTCGGGGCGAAGGCTGAGCTGATGGGTATTTCCGGTCAGACGATCAGTCCTCGCACCGCGATCGAGTACCACGACAGTCAGATAGCACGGTCGGTGCTGGCCCACTTCCTGAACCTTGATGGTGGTGGTGGGTCGTACGCGCTGGCCGACGTGCAGGCGCAGACGTTCACGGACTCGCTGCAGACCATTGCGGAGAACATCGCGGAGACGGCGAACCGGTTCCTTGTCGAGCGGTTGGTGAATCTCGCATTCGACCGGGAGGAAGGCCCCTACCCGCGGATCACGTTCGATCCGATCGGGTCGAAGAAGGAGCTGACGGCGGAGGCTATGGCCCTGCTGGTCAATGCGGGCCTGTTCATCCCTGATGCGGATCTGGAGGCGGAGTGGCGTCGTCGGTATGCGCTGCCGCCGAAGAAGCCCCTGTCTGCTGCGAAGAAGGACAATCCGAATCTTGGCAAGCCTGCTCCGTCGGAGTTGAAGACTCTGGTGGACACCGCGCAGGTGCTTGTGGGGCAGGGCTTCACCCCGGAGCAGGCACTCGGGGCTGTGGGGCTGAATCCGATCACGCCGGAGGGTGAGCCTCCGGAGCAATCACCGGACGGGGAGCCGCCGGGGGAGGAGGTGCAGCGTGAATGAGCTGCTGATCTACGGGGAAATCGGGTGGGACGTCAACGCTGCTGACATTGCCACTCGCCTGGGCGAGCTCGATGGTGGGGATCTGACAATCCGGGTGAACAGTCCGGGCGGGGATGTTCACGGTGGTCTCGCGATCATGAACAGTCTGCGGGGCTACGCGGGGAATGTCACTGCGGTGGTGGAGGGGCTGGCCGCGTCTGCGGCGTCTTTCATCATCGTCGGCGGGGCCGACCGGGTGGTTGTCCGCCCTGGTGCGGAGATCATGGTCCACGATGCGTGGACGTACGCGGACGGGAACGCGGCGGAGATGGAGAAGTCCGCCGCGGACCTGAACCGACTGTCCGGGACCTTGGCTGGCATCTACGCGGCGAAGGCTGGTGGGACTGCCGATGAGTGGCGGGACATCATGCGAGCTGAGACGTGGTTCACGGCGGATGAGGCGGTGGCCGCTGGTCTCGCTGACGCTGTGGAGGATGCCAGGGCTGCGGAGCCTGAGGACCCTGCCGCTGTGGCGGCGAGATCCCGCCGGGCCGGGGTGATGGCCCGGTTCCGTTACGCGGGTCGCCGGGCTGCCCCGGCACCCACAATCAACCGTCCTTCGGGACATGAGCGAAAGGAGGGCGGCATGTCCGCTCTTGCTGACCTGGCCCGAGAGTTCGGGCAGGACGAGAAGAAGATGCGGGCCGCACTGGCCCGGTTCTTCGCGGAGGAAGTCACCGTGACGTCCACCGTCGACATTTCCTACCCGGAGGAGTCCACTGTGGTTCCGACCGGGTCCGTGACGATCTCCCCGACTGGTGAGGTTCCCCCGGGCCTGACCTTCACTGTCGGGGAGGCCCCGGAGGGGTGGACTGCGGAGGTTGAGGAGACCACGGGTGTCCTCACTGTCACTGCCCCGGCGGGTGCCGAGCCGGACGATGAGGTCGAGCTGACCGTCACCGCGACCGGCACGGAGGCCGTGGACCTGACTGTCCCGGTCACTGTGACCGCCGCTGGTGGTGGCGAGCCTGAGGACCCGGCGCCGGCCGCTCCGGCGGACCCGGGCACCCTCACCACCCTGGTGGACAGTGCCCGACTCGCTGAGCTGGAGGAGGCCGCCGCGTACGGTCGCGCCGCGATGGAACGCGACCACGAGGCAAAGGCCCAGGCTTTTGCCGATGCCGCATTCCGCGACAACAAGATCGGTGCATCTGCCCGCAAGCGGTGGGCGGCAGCATGGCTCGCCGACCGGGAGGACGCCGAGACCCGCATGGCGCAGATCCCCGCGGGGACCGTGCACCGTGCCGAAGCCGGGCATGCCCGGACCGACAAGGCGGCCGTCGACCAGGCGACCGCCGAACGCGAGGAGCGGGTCCGCCGCTCCCTGAACCGATAGGAGGCGCACGATGAGCGCTATCAACATCGTCTTTCACCACGGCCCGCAGACCTTCGAGGTTGCGGAGCCTGTCACCGGTGGCCAGGTCCTCGCGCTGAACGCTGAGGGTAGGGCTGTCGTCGCCGCGGAGGATGCGGAGACTGTCATCGGTGTGGCTCACACTGATGCTGCCCCCCGGCAGAAGGAGTACCCCTCCCTGCAGTCCGTGCCGCTCCCAGCTGTCGTCGGCGCCGTGTACGCCCCTGCCGCAGTGTGGCTGGAAACTGCCGGCACCGTGACCGTCGGCGGAAACGTTGGCGTGGCTGCCGCCGGCAAGGTCAAGGCACACGAGCTCGGCACTGTCGTCGGCAAGGTCACCGCCATCAAGGGCACCAGGGCCCTTGTCCGCCTCGCGGTCTAACCACCCCTCACAACAATGAAAGGAGGGTGGCTATGACCACCCCGATCACTGTCGGAGGTTTCTCCGACAATCCGGAAGCCACTGTCGAAGAGATCCTCGGCGCTCCGAAGGTCCTCAACCAGGACATCTACGACTACATCAAGGAATACGATGTGGTCGAGCAGCTGTTCACCGACGCCGGCCCGAACACCGGTTCGGTCGCGTTCACTGAGAACGTCGCCCAGTTTGCCGAGGACGGTCTCGCGGACGTGTCCGAGTTCGCCGAGATCCCGACGACCCGCGTTGTCACGGGCGAGAAGAAGGTCGTCTTCGCGCAGAAGACCGGCCGCGCTCTCGAGATCTCCTACGAGCAGCGGGACGAGAACCGCCTGTACGACGTGCAGAACGCGATCACTCAGGTGAAGAACTCCGTCGTCCGGGACAACTCCCGGTCCCTGCTTCGCAGCCTGCAGGAATCCTCTGTCCGCGACCAGGCTGCCACCGCCGCGTGGGCGGCGACCGGTGCGGATGTTGTCCGTGACGTCGCCACCGCCATCGACTCCTTCGGTGAGCAGCTCACCGTTGAGGACAATGAGGCTGCGCTGATCTTCGAGCCGGACACTCTCATTCTCCCGTTCGGGATGCTCGGTGCTTTCGCCTCCTCGGAGAACGTGTGGAAGCACTACGCCAACGGGCCGCTCGCACCGAATGATGCAGCGGTCACCGGCAAGGTCTACCCGACCTTCATGGGTCTCAACGTCGTCATCCCGAAGTGGTGGCCGATCAAGGACGCTCTCGTCTGCCAGGCGAAGGATCTCGCGTTCTACTCGGATGCTCGCCCACTGACCGTCAACGGCCCGATCGACGTGCCGACCAACGAGTTCTTCCGCACGCAGGTCACGCAGAAGCGCATCGTCGGTGTTCACAACCCGTCTGCCGGCGTGTGGATCAAGGGCGTGAAGGCCTGATGCGGATCGTCCTGACGTCGAAGCTGTTCCAGCGGCGGGACGATCAAGGGCGACTGGTGGGGCACCACCGGGGTGACGTCCTGGACCTGGACGATGAGGAGGCCCTGCGTCTCGTGTCGCTGGACATCGCTGTCGATGAGGCTGACGCTCCGACTATCACGGCTACCCCGGAACCTGTTCCGCAGGTTCCGACTGCGGAACCGGAGGCTACTCCGGTGGCCGATGGTCCTGATCGTCCTTCTCCGGCGATGAACCGTGAGAAGTGGGACGCCTACGCCCGTGCGGTGGGCGTGGACCCGTCGAAGTTCAAGACGAAGCAGGAGCTCATCGCAGCACTGCCGTGAGGAGGCTGTCATGATCGTCCCGATCGAGGACTTCGAGGCCCTGTTCCCCCGGCCGTTGGCAGGTAGCGAGCGGGACCGTGCGGAGGCACTGCTCGGCAGGGCGGAGGCGCGGATCGTCGCGGCGTTCGCTCGGCAGGGGCGTGACTTTCTGGCCGAGGTCGCCGCGTCGCCGTGGTTGTCCGATGAGGCTGAGCAGGTCGTCCTGGAGATGGTGTCCGCGGTGATTCTCACCGGGCCTGATGCTGGTCGCGTGTCGTCGTCGACGACTGCGGGGCTGGTGTCGGAGTCTGGGACGTGGGCGGATCCTTCGGGCACCGCGTGGGGGCAGTTGGTTCTCACGGATGATCAGAAGCGGCGTCTGGGCCTGTCGTTGTTCGGGGTGTCGAGCGGGTGTTTCCCGCCGCCTCCGTCGTGGCCGGAGAGGCGGGCGCGCTGATGTGGCCGACCTCTCTGCGGGTTGTGAAACCGGCCCGGGTTCCGGACCCGGGGTCGCCGAAGTTGGGGAAGATCACCCTGGACCCTGACCAGGGTGCGACAGTGCTGCCCGGAGTGTGGCGTGTGGAGTTCCAGACGATTCTTCTGCAGGAGGAGACGGAGGGTGGCACTCGTGAGTTTGCGCGCACGGGGTGGCGGATCATCACTGAGCGGGGGGTGAACATCCCCGATCTTGAGCACACTGACGGGGTTCTGGTGGATGGGATCACCGGGGTGTTGTCGGTGGTGGGCGAGGTTGGTCGGATCGTGCATTCCCGCATCGGGCATGACGAGTTCACTGTCGAAAGGTGGGTGGGCTGATGCTGGATGCTGACGAGATTTTCGCCTTGGCGATGGATCAGCCTGCGGTGAAGGCTGCGGTGAAGAAGCGTGCGTCGCAGATCGCTGCCCGGGCTCGGAAGGAGTTTGGGCGGGCTGGTCTGGATGCGACGGTGCGGATCCGGGATCATCCTCTGCCGACGGGCCGCACGTCTGTGGATGTGGTCGCGGATTTCGATGATGGTGTGGAGGGCATGGACCGGCGGGTGGGGAAGATTCTTCTCCGTGCTGGCCGTGAGGGGAGGTCTCGTGGCTGATCTTCATGTGGTGTTTCAGGTCATCGGGGTGCTGCAGGAGTGCCTGCCGGACTGCACGGTGTCTGATTCCCTGCCGGAGGGGAAGCTCCTCACGGAGTCTTTGCCGGTGGTGCAGGTCGATCTGCTCGCTGGGGAAGAGAAGCACACCGGGTTCGGTGGTGAGGGGTTCCCTTTGGTCATCGACGGGATCGGTTTGGATGTGGAGGTTTTCGCCACGTCTCGGCTGCAGGGCATGGAGGTGGGGGAGCGGGTGCGGCGTGTGCTGCACCAGTTGCCGCACTTGGAGGAGTGCCCGGTGACGGCGGTGAGTGTGCCCGATTTTTCGACGCGTGAGGATCTGAATCCGCAGGTGCGTGTGGTTGGCACTGTCGTGGATTTGGACACGCGTCCTTAGAGCTTTGCCGGCCCCTGGCGGGGTCGTTTCATTCTTCAATTCTTCTGACCCCCGACCGCAATGGCCGGGGGTTTCGTGTACCCCAAGGAGGACACACTATGTCTGCACAGGAAACACTGCAGGGATTCAATGCGGGGGCGGCTCGGGTCGCTCTGACTGGTGCGGTGCGCACTGCCGCGGTCGGCACTCCGATCGTCGCGATCGACGACAAGTACGACACCGAGGTTCATACGAACCTCGGCTACCTCTCCCCGGACGGTGTGGAGATCAGCTTCGATGAGGAGAAGCAGGAGTACATCCCGTGGCAGGAGGCGTCCGCGATTCGCGTGGACATCACCCAGGCGACTGTGGGTGTGAAGATCACCCTGTGGGAGTCGGGTGTCGGTCAGCTGGCGAACTTCCTGGGCGTGCCCCAGTCGGAGATCGAGGATCTCGCCGGTGGCGGTAAGGGGTTCTGGCAGCAGTCCCTGCCGGAGTTCGAGCATGTTCAGCTGTCCCTGGACATGGTGGACAAGAAGAAGCTGCAGCGGGTGACGTTCCTTGACGCGCAGATTTCTGAGCGTGGTGCCCTGGTCCTGAAGAAGGATGAGATCTTCGGCCTGGAGCTGACCTACACGACGTTCCCCGCGGGCCACGAGTACTCGGGGACTGAGCCGGAGGCTGTGGGCAACACTGCTCGCTGGCAGTTCAACGAGGACTGGACGAAGGCGGGGGAGATTTCCTCGTCGACTGATGGTGTGGAGGCTCTGGCTGTGTCCACTTCCACTCTCCCGCAGGGCACGGTGGGCACCGAGTACTCGGCGACCCTGGCCGCTACGGGCGGTACCGCCCCGTACGCCTGGTCGGTTACTGCGGGTGATCTGCCTGCGGGCCTGGCCCTGGCTGCTGATGGCACTGTGTCGGGCACTCCGACTGCTGCGGGTGAGGCGACTGTCACCGTGCGTGTCACTGACAAGAACGCCCTGTTCGCGTCCAAGGCGCTCACTGTCACTGTCGTAAACCCCTAGCAGGGCGGGTGGGTGGTCCTCTGCCACTCGTCCTTAGTTAGGAGGCAGTGTGACGGTTTCTCGCACTGACAAGGTCATTTGCTACGGGGATTCCCAGACCTCCGGGTTCTCGTGGGGCAATCGTCTTCCGGCACTGTCGGAGACGATCACTGAGGCGATCGGCCGTGGTGTCTCAGGCCAGGAGGCAGGCACTGTCGCGGTGCGTCAGGGCGGCATTGTCCTGACCACCACGGCGGCGTGCACGATCCCCACGACGGGGGAGGCGGTGGACGTTCCGGTGTCCTCGTCGGTGGCCCCGTGCAATATCCGCTTCGGCGCGTCTGACATGCCGGTGGTCCTCTCCGGTGTGCGGGGTGTGCTGACGGTGATTGCCACTGCCGACAGCAACGCGACCACCCTGTGGGATCGGTCCCTGGGGGCCGGTACTTTGCGCTTCACCCCGACCACCGCCCCGGCTTCCGAGGTGGCGGTTCCGTCCGGGACGTCGTTCATCTCCCAGGATGTGGCAGACCACCCTGAGTGGGCCGAGTGCCTGCACATCATCTGGGTGGGTGGTAATGACGCCGCGTTCGCCGGGGAGTCCCGTGTCACCGGTGTGGTGTCTGCTGTCACTGCGATGGTCGACCGGCTGCGGGAGACGGTGGATGAGCCGCGGTTCCTCGTCGCTGGTCGGACGACCGGTACGACGAACGTGGAGGGAACGTCGTCGTGGCAGACGGCGGTGGATCAGCATGCCGCGCTGCTCGCCGCGTTTCCGGATCAGACGATCGACATCTGGCGTCACGTGCGTGACAACGGGCTGTCGATCCTCGGCGTTGAGCCGACGCAGGCTGATCTCGACGCTCTGGCGGGGAAGACGGTGCCCCCGTCGCTGACCAGTGACGGATTGCACTACACGACCGCGACCCGCGAGCAGGTGCTCGCACCGTACATCATCTCTGAGCTTGCTGCCCGGGGATGGACCACACCGAAAGCTGAGGTGATTCCCATGCCCGACTACACGCCGAAGACTGATTGGGTGGCGGGTGCTGAGGTTGATCATGACCATCTGAATGCGCTGGAAGGCGCTCTTGGTGGCGTCATTGAATCTGCCTCGTCCGCTGCCCAGGGTGTCGCTGATCTGCGAGCAGCAACCACTGCTGAGCTTGCTAAAAAAGTGTCTTCAAGCACCGCAAAGAACACCGTGTACGGCATAGGTGCCGATGGGGCAGCATACCAGTACCCCGTAGGAGCTTCGACGAAAGCCGCCGGAAGCCTTGCTATGCGTGGCACGGATGGTGCAACGAGGGTTGGGCCTGCGACTCTCGAAGATCATGCGGTCCCGAAAGCGCAGATGGACACGGCCTTGTCCGCGAAAGCGGACTCGGCCGACGTGCCCACGCTCGCTGATTTCAACGCACTGGTCGCCCGTGTGACCGCTCTCGAAACTCCCCCCTCCGGGGAGTGAGCAGCGGGCCCGGGGAATCTTGGCGGGTCGCCCCGGGCCCACCCTCTCGACCATTGACCCGCCCCACGTTTTCACACCCCCGCACCGTCCGGTGCCGGGGGTTTCCTCATTTGAAAGGACCTGCCACATGTCTGCAATCAATCTTGACGAGATCCTCGCCCAGCGGGCGGAGGCCACCGGCGCTACCGAGGGGCGCGTCCCCTTCGAGTTCAAGGGCGAGACCTTCACCTTCAAGGACCCGATCGCCCTGTCCCAGGAGGAGCAGGACGACATCGATGACGCCGCTGAGACGAATGACGGTGAGATCATCGCCCGGGCCTGGATGGGCGACAAGGAGTACGAGAAGTTCGCCAAGGCCGGTGGCACGGGGATGATGTTCATGCTCGTCATCAAGCGCAACGCGGAGTTGACCGCGGGGGTTGACGCTGACGGTCGCCCTACACGGTCGAATCGCTCCTCGCGTCGTGCGGCGGCGCGGAGGCGCTAGAGGCTGCCCTCGACCGCGCATACCCGGGCTGTGACTACATGGCTCGGTATTGGCGGGGCGAGATCACCCTGCGGAAACTCCGTGTCCTTACCCAGGGGCTCCCGCCCGTGGGACCGCATTCACGCCACACTGCCGAAGGACGTGAGTACAGCCTGACCGACGCACTGCTGTGGTCGGTGCTGTGGGCCCTGCAGTCGAACACGGTGGTCACCGCCCAGGCTGCGGGGGCGAAGAAAGCGAAAATGCCGGCCGATGAGATGCCGGAATACCCCTGGTCACGCCCTGAGAAGAAGGGCCAGTTGGTCGGCGACCTGGGCGATTTCGACCAGGAGGAAGTCCTCGACTTCCTCGACAACCTGTGAGAGGAGACTGCCATGTCCGGTGTGTGGGTGCCCGTGCTCGCCAGCATGAAGGGTTTCATCGCTGAGGTGGAGAAGGGGGCCGGGCAGGCGTCGAAGTCTGCGGGAAAGTCTTTGGAGAAGGGCCTGTCTGATGCTGGTCGGACTGGTGGCCAGTCGGCGGCGGATGAGCTGGCGAAGGCTGTCGGTCAGGCGTCGTCGAAGGTCGCCGCGGCGAGGAAGAAGGAGGCCGGCGCTGCTGCGGACCTGCAGGTCGCGGAGGAGCAGTTGGCACAGGTGCGGTCGAAGTCGGACGCGTCGGCGTCTGAGCTCATGGCCGCGGAGGCGAAGGTTGAGGACGCTCGCCGCCGGCAGGAGGCCCTGTCAGCACGTCTCGGCGCTGCGGAGAAGGATCTGCAGGCTGCCCGCGAGGGTGGTGAGACGCGTGTGCAGGGGATTGTGTCGGCGGAGAACCGTCTCGAGGATGCTCGTCTGGCCGCGCAGACCGCGGCGGAGAAGGTCACGGTCGCTGAGCAGAAGGCCCAGGATGCCCGGGAGGTCGCGTCTGCCGCGGCGTCGAAGGTGGAGGCTGCGGAGCGTCGGCTCGCCCAGGTGAAGTCTGAGGCGGGTGAGGGGTCGAAGGAGGCTGAGCGGGCTGAGCGTGAGCTGGAGTCTGCGAGGAAGGCTGCTGATCGTGCTGCGGTGAATGTGGAGAAGGCTGAGGGCAATATCCGGAAGGAGCGTGCCCAGGCTGCGACGGCGTCGGAGAAGGCTGAGGTTGCGGAGCTGCAGCTGGATGCGGCTCATGACAAGGTCGCCCAGTCGTCGAAGCGTGCATCGTCGGAATCGGAAGGCCTGTCTGGAGCCCTGGACGGGGTGGAGGGTGCAGCGGATCTCGCTGCCGGCGCTATGGGCGCCCTCGGTCTGGCGATGGGCGCCCAGGAGATCATGGACTCCGCGGGCGCGATTTCCCAGGTCAACAACCAGTTGGGGTTGACCGGTGACGCGGCGACCGCTATGGGCGACCAGGTCGGCGATGTGCTCAGGTCCGGCATTGCGGGGTCGACGGAGGAAGCGGCCGGCGCGATCGGGTCACTGAACTCCCAGTTCGGGTGGCTCGGTTTCGAGGGGGAGCAGACTGCCCAGGACCTGGCGGACAACTTCCTGGCGTTCTCGCAGACGTTCGGGACGTCGATCGAGGAGGCCACGCAGACCGCGGGCCAGCTGATCCAGAACGGTCTCGCAACCGACGTGGAGCAGGCGGCGGATCTGATGACCGCGGCGATGCAGCGTGTGCCCGCCGCGATGAGGGATGAACTACCGGAGATCATCAACGAGTACGGCACGAACTTCCGCGCCTTGGGCTTCTCCGGCGAGGAAGCGTTCGGCCTGCTCGTCGCCCAGGCGGACAAGGGCAAGTGGGCGCTCGACAAGACGGGCGACTCCCTCAAGGAATTCACGATCCGCGGGTCTGACATGTCGAAGACCTCGGTGGACGCCTACGGGGCGATCGGTCTGTCTGCGGAGGAGATGTCCAGCAAGATCGCGTCCGGCGGTGAGGGTGCGAAGGATGCTCTGAAGCAGGTGGCGGATGGGATCCTCGGGATCGAGGACCCTGCCACCCGGGCGAATACGGCCATCGCCCTGTTCGGTACGCCGCTGGAGGACCTGTCGGTTGACCAGATCCCCGAGTTCATGGAGTCCCTGTCCCAGGGCGTGGGCGGGATGGAGGGCTTCTCCGGGTCGTCGCAGGCCATGGCTGACCAGATCTCCGACAGTCTCGAGGGCCGGCTGAATGCGCTCAAGGGAACGCTGACAGATGTTGCGACGAACGGGTTCATGGCCGCGTGGGATGCGGTGAAGAAGTTCGTCGACATCCTCGGCCCGTTCGCTCCGGTGCTCGGCGCCGTGGCCGGTGGCGTGGGAGCGATGGTGACCGCTCTGGGTTTGATCGCGGGTGCGATGAAGCTCGCGGCGGTGGCGACGACGATCTGGAACGCTGCCCTGGCACTGAACCCGATGGTGTGGGTTGCCGCTGCGGTGATCGGCGTGGTGACCGCCCTGGCCCTGTTCTTCACGAAGACGGAGGTGGGCAAGCGGGTGTGGCAGGGGCTGATGGATGCCCTGTCCGCGGCGTGGGAGTGGATCAAAGGTGTCTTCGGCCCCGTCTTCTCCTGGCTTGGTGATGTCATCTCGGGAGTGTGGGACGGGGTCAAGCGCGGGTGGGACATCCTGTGGCAGGGGATCCAGACCGCGTGGAACTCGGTGCTGAAGCCCACCTTCGATGTCCTGTGGCAGGTCGTGTCCACGACCCTTGGTGTGATCGGGACGGTTATCCTCGCCCCGCTGATGATCGCGTGGAACATCCTGTCAGCGGCGATTTCCGCGGGGTGGAACAATGTGATCAAGCCGGCGTGGGATGCTCTCTCGTCCGTGGCACAGTGGCTGTGGAACTCGGTTCTCATGCCTGTGTTCGGGTGGATCAAGCAGGGCTGGGAACTCCTCGCCCAGGGGATCCAAACCGTGGTCGACACGATCATCAAGCCCGCCTGGGACGCTGTCGGCAATGCCCTGCGCTGGCTGTGGGACAACGTCGTCTCCCCAGTGATCGACTGGATCAAGAGCAAGTGGGAGGACATGGCCCGCGGATTCCAGATCATCTGGGAGTCCGTGATCAAGCCCGCGTGGGACGCCCTGGGCAATGCACTGCGTGCCCTGTGGGACAACGTGGTGTCCCCGGTCGTGGACTGGATCAAGGGCAAGTGGGACGAGATGGGCAATGCCGTCAACACGGTCGTGGAGACGGTGGCGAAGCCCGCGTTCGAGGCACTGAAGAACGCCCTGCAGCGGGTCCGGGATTTCTTCGGAGACGTGGTCAACGGCATCAAGTCCGTGTGGGACGGGCTACGGTCCGCCCTGGCGAAGCCGATTAACTTCATGATCAACACGGTCTACAACGACGGCATTTTGAAGGCCTGGAACACGATCGCGAAGTTCATTCCCGGGCTGAATGAGGCTGGTGCCTTGTCCGGCATTCCGGAGCATGCGACCGGTGGTGCGATCCGTGGGCCCGGCAACGGCACGTCGGATGACGTGCTCATGTGGGGGTCGAATGGTGAGCACATGATGACCGCGAAGGAGGTGCAGGAGCTCGGCGGGCAGTCGCACGCGTACGCGATGCGGGCGATGATCCGCGCCGGGAAGGCCTTCACCTTCGATGGTAAGGGTGGTCTGATAGCCCTGCCGAATCACACGGACAATCGTGCCGGTGATCTGGCGGGTGCTGCCCCGGGCCTGTTCCTCCCCGCGTTCAAGGACGGTGGCGAGATCCGCCCTGCCTGGGAGAAGCAGCTGGAGAACGGTCACCGTGCCGCGAAGATGCGTGACGGACACCCGTACACCTGGGGTTTTGAGGACTGTTCGGGATACATGTCGATGATCGCTGACGCGATTATCAACGGTGGTGACGGTGTTCGCCGCTGGGCTACCAGCTCGTTCCCCGGTGGTCAGCCGTGGGTCCCCGGACTTGGTGAGGGATTCTCCGTGGGTGTCCACGATGATCCGGGTGGCCCTGGCGGTGGTCACACTGCTGGCACTCTGACTGGTGTTGGACAGTACTCGACGGTGAATGTTGAGTCTGGTGGTGCCCACGGCAATGTGGCCTATGGTGGTCCCGCTGCCGGTGCTGATAGTTCACAGTTCGTGGGAGTTCACCCTGGCCAGTTCCACCTTGCCATTGGCGCTGACGGAGCGTTCGAGTCCGCTGGTGGGCCATCTCCTGCGCAGAAGCAGAGCTTCCTGCGGGACAAGGTCGAGGAGGTGTTCGGCAGCATTCTCGACCCGATCGCCTCCTCGATTGAGGGTGTGATCGGAGCTCCCCCGCCTGAGTGGTTGGGGATTCCCCGCAAGGCGATGGATGCGTCTAAGGACAAGACGATCGACTTCATCTTCAACCGGATTGATGATCTCGGGAACCTGTTGGGCGGCGCCTATGACAAGGCGAAGGACATCGGGTCCGCGATCGGCGATGTGGCGTCCACAGTGTGGAACGGCACGGTCGGGCGGCTTTTCGACACCGGCGGGATTCTCGAGGATGGTGGCGTGGGGGTGAACCGTTCGGGTAAGCCCGAGCGTGTCCTGTCCCCGTCCCAGACCGAAGCATTCGACGAGCTGGTGCGTCTGCTCCCTGCCCTCCTGTCCGGTCAGGATGGGGGTCGTGGTGTGGAGCTTCTGCGCCAGCTGGTGGGGTCGGATTCCCCGTCGGGGAGTGTGGATTCTGCCACGGCCTCCGGGTCGTCGGTGGGGTCTGCGGGTGCGTCTGACAACACCTTGTCGGGCATGGCTGGTGGCACTGCCGGTGGCCTGGTGTCTGAGGCCGTGTCAGGTCAGGTTGCGGATTTCCTCGGCGTGTTCGGTGTCCCTGACACGGTCCCGTCGTGGATGGTGGGCGCTGGCGAGTGGTCGAAGGAGATGCAGGCCGGTGGCCGCAGGTTCTCTGACCACTTGGCAGGTAATGACACTGCGGAGGATGCGACAGTGCAGGCCGCCGCTGGCGTGGAGCCCGCGGTGGTGTCCACAGCATCGACGGAGGTCCAGCCTGCCCCGTCCGCGTATGAGCCTGCCCCCTTGTACCAGGACCTGGATGAGATTGATCCTGACCGTCACAAGGTACCGGAGTGGGGCGAGCCGTTCTTCACTCATGAGATTGCGCGGAATGCGCAGGATCATGGTCTGCCGGCGTCAGGTGCAAAGATTGGTGTGGCGACTGCCCTGGTGGAGTCGGGTGACCCGATGAAGATGTGGGCGAACAATGCGGTTCCGGAGTCCCTAAACTTCCGCCATGATGCGGTGGGCAGTGACTACGACTCGGTTGGCCTGTTCCAGCAGCGTGACAATGGTGCGTGGGGCACGGTCGCCGACCGCATGGACCCCTACCGGTCGGCTGGAATGTTCTTCGACGCGATGCTTCGGAAGTTCCCGAACTGGCAGTCGATGGACCCTGGAGCTGTCGCCCAGGGCGTGCAGGTCAGTGCTTTCCCTGACCGGTACAACACGAAGATGTCCCGTGCTCAGGAGCTCGTCGACAGCACTGGCCTGTACGACCAGGGCGGTGTCCTCGACCACAAGAAGCTCGCGCTGAATCTCTCCGGCAAGCCCGAAGCGATTCTCACGAACGACCAGTGGACGGCCATCGACCAGCTCGGGTCGTCCCTGTCCTCGACCGCCGGGTCCGCTATCTCGGACCTGGTCGAAGGCGGCGTCGGCGCTCTCGGCGGTATCGCCTCCGGTGCCCTGCAGGCCGGCGGTGGTGCGCTCGGTGCGGCAGCGAACGCTTTCGTCCCCGGGTCGGGCGCGATCATCTCCGGCGCAGCGTCTGCTGCTGCTCCCCTGGTGGAGACCGGGGTCAATGCGGCCGGCTGGTACGCGGGGCAGGTCGGTCAGGGGTGGATGGATGCGTGGCTCACTGCTGGCGAGCAGGTGTTCGGCACTGCGTTCGAGCCGGTGAAGGATGTCATCGGGGTGCTGCAGGATCCGGAGAGTTTCGGCGATTCGGAGATTGCGGAGATGGTCCGCTCGGTGGCGGGGGATATTCAGTCCCTGCCTGGGGTGGACATCTCAGATGTGACTGTGGATCAGTCCACGTCTGGTGGGCGTGGGGGTCAGTCGGCTCCGGTGACGATCGTGGTGCAGAACCTTGATCAGGCTTTCGAGGCGAAGAAGCATCAGGAGGCCCGTGAGGCTTGGGGATTCATCAGATGATAGGAGGCTGGAATGTCTGTTCGGGCGCTGCGTAAGGATCTGATCATCCGGTATGTGGGTGTGGACGGGTCGATCTGGCACCTGTCTGATCAGAGGAACCAGGGCGGGGCGGAGGGTGTGTGGCTGGATCAGTCGCAGGCTGGTCTGCTCACGGATGCCCCGGTGTCGACTGTGTGGGATTCGACTGCGAATCAGATCGGTGGCACGTTCCGCGGCGTGAGCTTTGACGCCAGGGATGTGTCGTTCCCGGTGATGATCCTGGACCGCCCTGATGAGCGGTGGGGCAGTATCGACTCCCGGTGGAGGAAAGCCTGGAGCTACCGGGAGGACGGGGAGATCGAGGTGGAGGACCCGTTCGGCGGGGTCCGGCGTCTCAAGGTCCGCCTGTCCGCCACCCCGGAGCAGGATTTCTCCGAGTCGTCGGGGCAGAGGCGTGGTGCGTCGCGGATTCTGATGCACTGTCGTGCGCAGGATCCGTTGTGGTCGGAGACGACGGTTACTGAGCCGTGGCGTTTCGATGGGGTGCACTGGACGGGAAGCGTCACGGTGACGAATCCGACTGATATGGACATGTGGCTCAAGTGGGCTGTAGCAGGGCCGGCGAGCTTCATTCTCCCCGATTTCTCGTTCGAGGAGCGGGAGGGCTGGCCCGGGTACGAGGACCGTGGGCGGCGGGTGATCCTGCCGCATGTGCGGTACCAGGAGGCCGCGGTGGTGGACTCGGATCCGACGGCGGAGCAGCTGATCATCCTGGGCCGCCCGAACGCGTGGATGCTGCTGGAGAAACCACTGCTGTACCCGGTGCCGGCGTACACACCGCCGACCGAGATCCCCATCGCAGTGAACCCCCTGCCCCTACTCCCGGACCTGTGGCACACACTGAACATCCCCTGGGACATGCCAGTCGACTTCCTCGTGAAGGTGGCGGAGACCCTGACCAGTGTCCTGTCCCCCCTGGGCACGGACACGATCTTGTCGTGGACCGCGGATGACATTGCGGTGAAGATCCGTGAGGCGATCGTGTCCGCCGCGGATTGGTGGGGTGACCATTTCGGCGTGGTGGGGGAGTGGGTGGAGACCCTGCTGAATGCCCTGTCGCAGTCGAAGATCGCTGAGCTGATCGCGGATGCGTGGGGTACGGCGTGGGGGTCGGTGGCGAACATGGCCGGCAGTGGTCTGCAGGTGCGGATGGAGCGCCGGTGGACTCGGGCTTATGGGTTGGACTGAGGAGGACACAATGTCTGCACCTGTGCAGGATGCGGTGGAGCTCGCGAACCTGGACGCGTACCTGGATGAGGTGTGGGCTGAGGCGAAGGCTGAGGCTGATGCCCGTGCGGCTCGCCGGCGGGAGCGGCCGCTGATCCGCCTGTGGGACGGTGACTGGAACTTCCGCGGAGTCGTCAGTGGTGAGTACGACTTCCAGTGCGAATGGAAGTACAACGACATCGGGGCGGCGTTCATCACCCTGCCGCCACAGCATCACCTCGCACAGTGGGCGATGGCGCACTGGGACCGTAAGACGAAGAACATCCACGTCACGGTCGACAAGTCCCGTGACGGGCAGGATGCACGGTGGGGTGGCCGGTGCGAGTCGGTGAAGCTGACGGAGAATGAGGACGGCACCTCTTCGGTGGAGCTGCGGTTCCTGCATGATCTGAAGGACCTCGAGGCGATCCTGTGCTGGCCGAACCCGTTCCTCCCCGCAGGCGTCCAGTTCCCGAAGAGCTTCTTCCTCGGCGGTCCGCTGAAGACGGTCCTGAAGACGACACTGCTGTGTAATCTGATGCGCTTGCATGGGAACATGTGGCAGCTCCCTGATGATCCGCTGGATCCGTCGACGTGGGCGGAGGGGCTGAAACCGTGGGATTGGTCGATTGTGGTGGCCCCGGGGTCGATCCTGCTGGACGATTCCCAGTGGGGCGTGATCAACAGCAGGATGAAGACGTTCATGGAGGCCGCGGCACCGGCTCTCGCTGACGCTGGACTGATGATCGACTGTCGACGGTGGCTCACCGGGGATCCGAAGCCGAAGGGCTGGATCGGCCCGATGCGCAACGGACAGCTCGTGGTGGACATCGTGGACAAGTCCGGAGTGTTCGAGCAGTCCGCGTTGGGCGGGACGCTGGCTGGGGGCATGGTCCGGACGGTGACGAAGATGGCGGACAACGTTATCGACGATGTGATCACCGTGGTGGCGAACCCGGTCGTGCCCGTGGAGAACGCCCTGAGCAAGTTGATGGGCACGGCCCCCACGTACCCATGGGTCGTGTTCCGCAACGGCCCGGGTTCCCAGTTGGTGTCCGGGTCGTGGACGTGGACGCCGGCGACGGTAGCGCAGATCACCGCCGGCGGGCAGTCCGCGCCGGGAGTGAACTCTGCGTTTTCGATAGTGACGCAGTTGGTCGGGAACCTGGTCGGGGCGGTGTTCCTGATGCAGGGCGCGGGCAACATTCTGGACACGGCGATCAAGCCCCTGTACGAGGACGTGTTCCTCGCGTTTGGCAGCGTGAAGTCGCCGTTGCGGACGATGGAGGCCGGGTGGAGTTACTACCACGAGGGCTGGGCTGAGGGGTCCGGCACCGCGTGGTCGTTCAGTGGGATGATCGCGATGCGAGAAGCGTTCTGGAAGACCCGGTCCCGCGACTTCGCGGAGATCGACGTCCGGGACGGTACGCCCTACACCTTGGGTGATCTGGGGCGTGGGCACCTGTGGTTGGGGGATCGTGCCGGTGTGCTGCTGGACAACATGCCGGACAAGACGTACCCGGTGTTGCAGTGCACGTCGATCACGTTCGCCGGGTCTCGGGACCAGCCACCGGCGTTGAAGTGCAGTTTCGGTGACCCCAGGATCGACCAGTCACCGATCACTCGTTTGCTGAGCCAGTCGAAGGGGTTCTTCGAGGCTCTGAAAGAGACAGGAGTGTGGGCATGAGGATTCCGATTGATCAGCAGAAGGCGGACATGTCTGATCCGGCGCAGCATTTCGGGTGGGCGTTGTCGTCGATTCCTCCGGCGGAGGGGTCGCCGCCGGGCACTCCGAGCTTGGTGCTGCCGGTGCTGTACTTGCCGGTCATTTCTGGGCACCTGTGGCGGGCGGGGTTTCGGCATCATCCGGAGTTGCAGGTGATTCACCAGGAGGTTGATCCGCGTGCGTCCCTGCGGTCTGCGGGTGTGAGTTGGGTTGATGGTGCTCCGGGGTGGTTGTCGTGACGGCGCCGCAGGGTCAGTTGCCGGAGGGTGCGATCGGGGTTGATGGGCTGCGGGGGTTGCAGTCGATGACTGAGGATTCGGTCAGGTCGTCGATGCGGTCCCCGTTTGATTCTCTGATCTCGGACTTGCAGTCGAAGATGCAGACTGGTCTGGTCGGGGGGATCGCGAAGCTGGTGCAGGGGATTGTGCTGCCCGGGTTCGAGGTGCACCAGGAGTTCGCTGACCACCAGCTCGAGCTGAATGGCAGGGTGGATCTGCTCACTGGTGTGCGCGGCTACGCGCAGGCGTACATGTCCAGGAATCTGGACAGCCGTCTCGGGCTGAACAACTACCGTGACATGGCGTTTGATGCGCCGTACGGTCCCACTCTCGGCGCTCACCTGTACAACGGTGGGATCGTGTTCGAGGAGGCTGGGCTGTGGACTGTCTCTGGGTTGGCGACGGCCCGCCCGACGGCGTACTCGGCGGAGTGGGGGTCGTCGGATGGTGTGGCTGTGACGGTGCAGATTCGTGACAGTGCGTGGAATGTGGTGTCTCAGTTTGTTGTGGATCAGTTCTGTGGTGGGGCGAGGACTGGTGTGGTGTGGTCGTTGCCGGTGGTGATTGCGGAGGCGGGGATGGCTGTGACTGTGCAGTCGTGGACGTCGCGGTGGCGGTGGTGGGACGGGGGGACGCGGTATTCCCGTCTGGCTGTGGTGAAGCACGATAACCGTCCGGTGAATCCGGGGCAGGCGACGGTGCCTGATGAGACGACGTAGGAGGTTGTCATGACGGTGGTGAAGGGGAATTTCCGGGACATTGCAGGGGCGGATGCTCAGGGTTGGGTGATCCTGTCGAGTGTGTTCATGCGCCCGTCTGAGGTGTCGCCTGGGGTGATGGTGACGACGGCCCGGCACAAGATCAAGATGCAGGGCGGATTGTGGACGTCACCGGAGTTGGACCCGGGTCCGATGTTGGTGGAGTTGGATGCTGCTGGTGTGTCGAAGCGGTGGGAGATCACGGTTCCGCTGGATGGTGAGCATGAGTTCGCTGATTTGGTGGATGAGCAGGTGGATTATTCGCCTGAGGTGGTGTCTCGTGCGCAGGCTGCTGCTCGTGCTGCTGCGGCGTCTGCGACTGCGGCGGCGGAGTCTGCTGCTGTGGTGGGTTCGGCTGAGGCGGTGTTGTCGGCGGCTGAGGCGGCTGAGGTGTCGCGTGTTGGTGCGGAGGATGCGCGTGGTGCTGCTGCTGCGTCTGCGACTGCGGCGGCGGTGTCTGCCACTGCTGCGTCCGAGTCTGCGGTCTCTGCTGACTCCTCTGCCACTTCTGCGTCCGAGTCTGCGGCAGCTGCGGAGGCGGCGGAGGAGTCCGCGACTGCTGCGGCCAATGCTGCTGACTCGGCAAACCGCTCCGCGCAGAACTCCTCGGGGCTGGCGACCACGCAGGCCACACTAGCCGCATCATCCCGTGATGAAGCGGCCCAGGCCGCAAATAGTGCCATTGACGGCTATCTCGGTGCCAAGGCGTCCGCCACTGCCGCGTCCGATTCTGCGGCGGCTGCCGCGTCGTCTGCTGCCCTGGCACAGTCTGCGGCGTCGGTCGCTGCGGATGATGTGCGGGATGAACTGTCGGGGCTGGTGTCCACGGCATCTGGTCACGCGTCGGATGCTGCGGATTCTGCTGCTGCGGCGGCCCAGTCCGCGCAGGACGCGGCGAGTGTGGTGTCGGATGGTGTTCCGGACGCGTCCACATCAATGAAGGGGAAGGTGAAGCTTGCCGGTGATTTGGGCGGCACTGCTGATTCTCCGACGGTTCCGGGACTGGCTGGCAAGTCTGATGTGGGGCATTCGCATGCGATTTCGGATGTGACTGATTTGCAGTCCACGTTGGATGGGAAAGTGTCCACGGTGGGCACAACTTCCCGGGTTTATGGTACGAGTTCGACAGGTTTGCAGACCACGTATCTTCTTGGCGGCACTAATGCGGCGTCGGGGACAATAGCGTTCCGCACGACGGGTGGCGCGATTGTGACGGGCGAGCCGACTGCAGATAATCATGCTGCGACGAAAGCGTCAGTGGAGCGTCGCCCTGCCCTATTCTCCGGGCCGGGATACCCTCCCTCGACGCTCACCGGCGCTGTGGTTGGGGATTGGTGGTTGAATACAACCACTATGGAATTGTGGAAGATCACGGGGGTGTGACATGGCGACGTCAATAGAATTCGTCGGAAAACTTGGCGGTGGACTGGCATGGAATAAAGTCTCCGGGGCTCAAAAGACGATCAATTACAGCGATTCGCTGGATGCCCGGGTGCTGGTGAAAACTAACCTAACCGTCGGAAAACTCTACATTCTTGCAGCTCGGTACAATTATATTTCCGGGACTCCTGGTACAAACTCGAAACTGTATATCGGAGAGAATAGGAATGTTGGATCGACGACCACCGAGAACTGGTCGATGACGGGTACCGGCCCTGTTACTCAGGGTAAGCATTTCTACGAGTTCGCTATCGTGCAGAAATTGTCCGGCAATGGTGAAGTATTTGTGCAGTTTTCTCCACAGTACAATTCAGGAACCCATACTCTCTCCGCCGACTTGTATTATTCGGAGTTTGGCGACATTCCAGAATAGAAAGGGGGAATGATGGCTACTGTCATTGATTTCTCTGCCGCTTTTCCGAAAGCGGCTGACATTAAAGCAGCAGGCCACGAGGGTGTAGTGGCGTATGTTTCGCCGCCTCGTGAGCTGTGGATGAAAGCGAAGCCGCTCACCAAGGCCGTGGCGGACGCCTACCGTGCTGCGGGGCTGAAGATAGGTGCGGTCTGGCAGTACGGCGGGGCTGGCAATCCCGACGTGCTCAGGGGTGCCGCCGGGGGTCGTGCTGACGCACTGGCGGCTGACGCTCAGCTGAAAGCAGTGGGCCTCGCCGGTCACCCCGTGTTCTTCGCCGTGGACTTCGACATCACTCTCGCACAGTGGAATGCCACTGCGGTGCAGTACTTCCGGTCTGCGTGCGACGTCCTCGGACGGCAGCGAGTCGGAATCTACGGGCACAGTAGGGCGGTCGCGTGGGCACAGGAGGACGGTGTTGTCGCTGACCTCGGGGGAGGCCGGTGCCTCGGCTGGGTCACCTCGTCATGGTCGCAGGGGGACAAGGCGGCCGACTACGCGGTTCTCTACCAGGGGACGCACAATGTGCCCGGCCCGAGTGGCGTGCAGGTCGACATCAACACCGTCTACGCGTCGGAGTGGGGGCACCGGCCTATCCCCACACCTACCGTGGACCTGACCAAGCTCCCCCGAGTGGACCAGACGCTCTGGCTCAACAAGCACTACACGCCCGGGAGGGGCGGGAGGCGGATCAAGTACATTGTCCGCCACCACAACGCCGGCATCCTATCAATCCAGGGCTGCTGGAATGTGTGGCAGACACGCGAAGCCTCCGCCCACTACCAGGTGGAAACCACTGGCCGTGTCGGGCAGCTCGTCAGGGACGAAGACACCGCATGGCACGCCGCCGACCAGACACGCAACCAAGAGTCCATCGGCATCGAACACGCCAACAGCGCCGGGGCCGCACAGGACTGGCCGATCAGTGACGCGACGATCACCGCCGGCGCACACCTCGCCGCCGAACTGTGCATCAAGCACGACCTCGGACGGCCCGAGTTCGGGAAGAACATCAGGGACCACAAGGAGACAGGTGCGACCGCGTGCCCATACCACCTCGCCGCAGGTGGCAAGTACCACGAGAAGTGGATGCGGGCGGCACAGGCGCACTACGACACTCTCACCAAACCAGCGGCGGTAGTCGCACAGGAGGATGACATGTTCACCGATTACGACCGGGAGGCACTGCTCGACGTCAGGGCAATGCTCCAGACATTGTGCGCCCAGGACATGGGCGACCCCGGGGTGACCGGGCCCTACGGCGGCTGGCCGCAGACCGGCGGCAGAACCCGCACCGACATCCTCGCCGCAATCGCAGCGAAGCTCGGCATCACCGGCACCACCGACACGAAGGAGGCCTGACATGGCCGAGAAGAAGACCATCAAGAAGCCGCAGGCCTGGCAGGTCCGGAAGATCATCTACGGGCTGGCCGCCATCCTTGTCGGAGTGCTCGGCTGGGCCGGAGTCCTCTCCGACATCAAAGCCGACCAGATCATGTCCCACGTGGACCAGTGGCTCCCAATCCTCCTGGGCGTCCTCGCCCCTGCACTCGCAGCGTCGAAGACCCATGAGGGGAGTGACAGTACGGCCACGGAGGCTGATGTGGAATCCGCTACCGCCACCGTCGCGGATCGGGTGCAGGACGCCGTGCGTGACGCACTGACCACCGTCGCGAGCATTGACCCCGCGCAGATCGGGCAGGCTGTCGTCACCGCCATCCGGGCCGAAGAGCGCGGAGACCACGACGCCACCAACACCGACTACGTGTACGGGAGGTGACCATGGACCCCGTCACAATCGGAGCAATCATCGGCGGAGCAGGAACCGCCTTAGGCGGGGTCGTCGCAGCCGTCCAAAAATCCAGGTCAGCCGCAGTCGACGCCGCAGAATCCGCCGTCAGCGTCGTCAAATCAGCCATGGACACCCAAGGCGAAACCGTCACATCCCTACAGCGCCGGGTGGATGACCAGGGTGCCAGGCTCACAGACTCTGAGCGGCAGATCACCCGCCAGGCGGAGCGGATCACCGACCTCGACCAACGCCACGGCGTGGCCATTGACCACATTGCCCGCCGTGAGGACGCGGCAGACGAGCACCTGGGCACGGTCCGCCCCGCATGGCTGCCACAAATCCCCGACCTCATCCGCCCCGACGTGGACGCCGCGAGACGACCACGATAGTATCCCCCGTAGCTCCCCACTCCGATGGGGATGATCCGGTGTCCTTGTCAGGACGGATCTGCTCCCCACTCGCGTGGGGCTTGGCCCCCTAGTCTTCGGACTGGGGGGCCTTTTTTCGCGTCCACGTGCCGATGGTCGCCTGTGACATGCCGGTGATCTTCGCCAGCCTGTACGCGGTGGAACCGGCTTTGTGCGCGGCGATGACCGCATCCCGCTCCGCGTGCTTCGCCTGTTTCAGCTCATTGGCGAGCCGCTTCCTGCGTCGCGCTGCGTCCCGTGCGACGGTGAGCCGTGATCCGAGGATGGCCGGCCACTCCTCCATGAAAGTCACCAGGGCGTCGGCAAGCTCGTCCCAGGTCTGCCCGTCGATGGTGAGGTCCAGGACCTCCCCGTCTGCGCGGGTGGCCCGCACCCCTCCTGTCTTCCCATTCAGTGGGGCATCCCAGATCGGTGTGCCGTCAGGATAAGCGCAGAAATCGAGGGTGAGGGTCACGCCGGGGAGGTCCACCGTGGTGTGCGCCGGGGCGTCTGCCAGGGCTGAGCGGATCTTCGGCTCGACATCTGACCGGTCGGCGATGGTGTCGGGCATGAGGTCCAGGTCGAGGGGGAGGTCGGTCATCAT